TGTATCAGCAAAAATTTGTTCAGCACGTGCTGCGAGGGCCTCAGCTTGGACTTGCTCTTGCTGCTGAGCCCGTGTATAGTCACGGTAATCAGCGAGAGTTTTCATATAAGCCAAAGCTTCAGGTGCGTCCTCAGCAGCTAGAGCAGTAAACTCATCATCCGAGAGTTCTTTAAAGTCAGCGAATTTTGAAGGCGCTTGTGGAGCTACAGGCACGACCGTCTGAGTAGACAGCTGGTCAATTTTTGCCGAAAGCTGAGCAATCTGAGCCTTCAAATACTTATTTTCGCCACGTACCTCATGAACAGCTGCCAAAGGTACGAAGCCCTTGGGAGGTTTTTCATCAGGTGCTTTTTCCTCAGGAGGCGTCTCCGGAGGAACTTCAGGTGCTTTTTCTTCAGGCACTTTTTCTTCAGGCACTGACGGCTCAGAGATAGCCGGTGGTTCCTCTGTTGTACCTTGGTCAAGGCCCATAAGTTCTGCTTCTGATACATCAGTAAGGCCCTGCAGAGAGGTGACTATGGAAGTCAAAGTCTCTGCAGGAGCAGATGCTTCAGTTACAGCTACACTTGAATCTACTCGGGTTTGGGTTTCAACTGCTTGTTCCGTACTCATAAGTCTCCTTTTTACGTCACTTAGGACGAGTGTACAACGATTTTAACGTCGCATGGACGTAAGTTAAATCCCAGCGCCAGGTGCGCGGGGGAAAATCCTGTCGAAATTTTTTCTAAAAGAAACATCGTCTTGAGCAATTTGTTCGTGAGACTTGTTCCATCGAAAGTCACGTCCGTTGGGTAACTCGCGTTGTCCTTTAAAGTGAGCCTCTGCCTTACGTTCAAAAGCAGCTTCTTGCTGTGGCGTCATGCCTTTTCCTCCGTTTGAGCTTTAAGAATGTCTTGACCAAGTTTATAACCTGTCTCCCAGTCACCTCGTGCTGCGTCTTTAGCAGTTGATTCTGCATCAGCTTCATACTTCTTAGCCTGAGCAGCTTTGACCAGAATGTTAATTTCACGCTCTCTACGTTGCATATCTGCTTCAGCAGCATCTGCTGCGTCTTTATCCATCTTAGCCTGTAAAGCATTTGCGTCTTGCTCAGCTTTGCTAAGAGTGTCATCGTTGACAGGAAGACCAGTCGCGGCACGTACTTGTTTAAGCAACGCGTCTTTGTTAGGAATATCAGAGATCTCAAAGGCCATATTGAGGAGTGGCCCGACAGCTTCTGCAGGTGCTTTATTGATTGCGGAGAAGAGCAGTTCCATGTTCTTCTCACGCATGGTATCAGTAATGGGTGCAGATGCTATAACTATATCGAAACCAGCTTCAGTTATATTGTTCTGAACAACAATAGCACCTTTATGCTCGTCATATACTTTCTGGTTAACCTCAACGAATTTCTCAGCACCCGACATTCTATCAGTGATACGCAGAACCTTAGGGCCAGTCCATTCGGACTGAATCATGGCCAGAGTTAGCTCACCAAGCCGTTGTTGCGAGTATGAAGCATTCTCGAGCAGAGACAGAGTGACCGACGCCGACATTTCGTTCTTCTTGTCAAGTGCTACGCCAGATTGAAGAGCTGAGTTACGAGCCAGTGCCTCATCATTTGCACCTACAACCTCTTGAATTTCTCGCTCAGACTGTTCCATGAGGTTGATCTGAGGAGCGGCAAGAGCAGCCATTTCTTGAATCTCAAAGCTGTTCTTTCGATTTTTTCTCAGGACAATGAGACCATCTTGACGATTTGCCTCGTCATATACCTTATTTAAGTCTTCCGCAGCGTCCTCTTCAATGATAACTCGACGGTTACTAATGAGAGATAAAGCCATAGACCGGCGTTTGTTGACCTCCATGGACTGCTCTTTAATCTGACGCGGGATACCAAATGGGCAGTTAAAGCGATCCAAGTAGCCAACAAAGGGTACAAACGGGTACTTGTCATGAGCATAGGGCGATGGAACGTCCTGAAGAAGGAGGTCACTTACAAAAGTTGCGACCCGCATCTTCTTAACGTTAGCTGTTATAAGTTCCCGGGAGAACTGGACGACTTGAAATTGCTCTTGGGGAGTCTTCAAGGTGTCCAAATCTATAACTCTTGAGTCTTCCATGATCGCAAACCAACCTTTTGTGATCTGTGTATACCACATCTCAATGGGTCTTACACGTTTGCGCTCAGTATTTACCCACTGATTAGAGGATAAGTACTTATGGTATTCTTCAACTTCAGTACCTGGATCATAGAAGTCAGGGACATAGTAGTTGCTAGAGAGGTTCTGGAACTGTGCATCAAGCTCTTTTTTCTTCTCGGGAAAGACCATTTGAACGTCTTCAAGGTTCTTCCAACCGGCTGAGAAGAAGTATCTGCAGGCCTCTTTGTCGAGCCAGGGAGACGCATAGGGGTCCCACCAGCAGGAATACCAAGGACGAGGCGTCCAAAGTACCGGCTCTTCACGTGGATCATTGTTTTTACCCACCTGAATGCAGCCAAAGCCTGCTGTAATCTCATCATTGAAGGCTGCAGATAGCAACTCACGACCCCGATTGCGGTCTTTAACATACGCTAAAGCCTCACTGGCCACTTGACCTAGCTCGTTATCCTTAGCAGAACGCCCTTTGGCAATAATATCTTGCTGATTCTTGATGAAATGACCAGAGAGAAGATTGAGAATCGGGAAAATGCGGTTGATGGTCAGAGGATTAATGCCTTTGTCTTGTAGCTTCTTAAAGGCTGCTGGACTCCACATGCGCCCGTCCCTAAACTCGTAGTCTTCCCATGACTGCCGGCGCCAGTCTGAATGGGCACCTTGGGCCTCACTTACCCAGGATAACAGGGTTTTTATTCCAGCTGATTCCATCAATTTGTCCACCTGTCATTGTCTGAGGGTCGCTTAAAGCCTGTCGAAGGAGCTTTCATAGTGCCCTTAACACGCATAGCGAGATACTGGAGGCCATCATGAGGATGACTATATTTGTTTTTATCAGCCTTTTCACTGAACTTTGAAGTACCAGCTACCTGGAGCTTCCGTAACCGGTAACCGCCGTTAAAGCCTTTTCTAAGCTGCTTGCACCGAGGATGGAGCCTAAAAGCAGGCTTGCCGTCTCTAAGGGCTGTTAAGAAGAACCTAACAGCCTCCCAACGGATGCTTGGATCATTAGTATTTGCAGGTTCGCAGTCTATTCCCAAGTCATATAGCTCTTTAAAGACCGTAACTTCATCGGTCTCAGCTCTTTTATTGCCCGATGGGTCACCCACGAAGACATAATCATTGTCAGGGTACTCTAAGGCAAGCTTTGGCAAGAGCACTTCTTCTGCAAACTGCTTAATGCCCATACCCTCAGCCACGAGTTCTTCCAAGATATTGAGGTTGCCACGTGGGGTAACCTGACCTAAAATAGCAGAGGGAGTGAGTCCAAAGTCAAGGCCAACATAGACCGTTTCGTCATCCACGAGATAAATTGACTCAGACACATGTAGAGCGTCATTCCACTGCTCTGCGTAGATTGCCTTACCGTCATGCACCGAGCCATACTCATTGGCCAGATTGACTTGGATCCAGTCCGTGGACTTGCCCTCTTGACCAGTTAGGTAATAGTCTTTCGGCAGATTTTGTAAGTTTTCTGCATCTGGGTTGGCAATCCACTTGCCTGTCCACTCTTGGGCACCGTCGACCTCGATCATCTCACGCATGAGACCTCCAGGCTGAACGTAGAAGGACCAGCCCTCAGGCTTAGTCTCCTCAGCCATCTCATACAACCAATGGTCATCATCGGGAGAGTTGGTGTCTCCAATCATGCCATGCCAGGACGGCCCACCATCCAGAGGCGACGGATAGCGTCCATGTCTAAGGTCAGCCATGTCAATGATGGACTTGTCGAGCTCTTTGATCTCGTTCAACCAAAAGCCAGTCACCTGTGTACCACGTAACTTTTTAATGGCTTGTGGCCGGTCGAGGGCTATAAAGATAAGTTCCGCCATCACCACGGTCTTATCAGGGAGTCTAAAGTGCAAGGTGTGACAAGGAGGAGCAATCCCACCGCCTTTAAACGTTCCTAGTTCTTCAAAGAGCCCGAGCCAGTCCTTTATTGTAGTCGTCTGCAAGTCTGGAAATGTGTTTCTTATTGCAATCCAGCGCGACTTTCTCTGTCCGAGGGAGTTAGGTCGCTGCTCACACATGCGCTGCATGATGGTCTGACACGACCCTACAGTCTTACCAGACCCTAAGGGCCCTCTAATAATTGCTACTCTACCTCGATCCTCAGTATATGCCTGTAGGACAGGCCCAAGGTCGCCTATGCAGAGTTTAAAGATCATAGATCATTTATCTCGAGGCAGACCCAGACAGGTCACGCAGAATGAACGTCGGCATACCAGAGTCATCCTGTCCCAAGGCCATGGTAGCCAAATTGGCCAGATTGGAATTGGATGTAAGGTCCTTGTACAGAGCGGACAGTAGCTTAGCCTCACTGGGTGTAGAGACCTGGTGAACTAAGTCCTTAGCCTTATCAATAATGGAGACCTCAAGGTCCAAATATCTAGCAGCCAAGAGGAGCTCCTTGGCCAGAGAGTAAGCCTTCAACCGTCGGCGGGCATTCTCAATGTACTCGTTGGTCTGAGTCTCGAATGGATTATCATCTTCTTGGTCAGTATGAGGGTCAAACGGCATCGGGACCGCCAGGGCAGATGCTTTGTTTGGCCACCACTGAGTCCAATTAGCAGCAGCGGCTTCCATTCTGAGCATCTTCTGAGAAATGCCCGACTCTTGGGCGAGCTGCTCAATAGATGCATTGAGAATCTCGTATTGTAGTCTTAACAGGGCAATGTCAGTCATGAGTTGGGCGCTCCAGAGGGTTTTTGAAAATCTTTTATAAAAGTATTATAGACTACTATGACCAGAAAGTAAATATGAAAATGAAAATAATATACTGGACGTGTAAGGGCGGTTCGTGTAGGAAGAAGGAGGGTACCCTTACGCAAAGTGTATAAACATAGCTATTTCTAAAAGTGTATTAGGCCTGAATAGATGTACTAGAAACTATTCTAAATCTGTACAGATGGCTTTTATACACTTTTTCGGATAGTCTACTATATATAATAAGGCTTGCTCTTCGGTTCCGAATATAGGTAGGTCGGATGTTCGTAAGAGGGATGGCGTCTCAGTGC